ATACCCTCCGCTCCGTTGAAGTCCTGACCCTTCATGAAGTATGGTGATCTGGGATTAATATCTATCTTCAACGATTGACCAGCCTCTCCAGATAATGATCCGATAGAAAACTGATCCCCACGAACAACTCCGTTTGGATATGTATTTCTAAGCTCATTAATCTGCACCTCTGGTGGTACTTTCTCACTAATTAATTCTACTAATTCATGTGCGCTTAATTCACGATTTTTATTGCCAAGCCTTATTATAGTCATTATTATATCCTTACTTCATTGGCTGAAGTCTATAGGCGACATACATTATTTTTTTCCTCTCATGTCGCCTATATTAACTCCAACATTTATCTTGAAACTCACACCATTTACAATCATAAAAATCTCTTGAGAATGCTATTCTGGGTAAAATCTCATTTACTTTTGTTGCTTCTAAAATATTAACTGCTTTATCACTAATCTCTTGTGCTAAAACTTTATTAAATGGAACAAGCTCATAATATATTTGACTTGTATTTTTATTTAATACTGTAAACAGACACGGATGCTCTGTTAGATTCATGTATGCTTGATACAAAGCTATTTGTGCAGCGTAAACTGGATTAGTCCTGACTACGCCTTTCATCATAAATTCTCTAAACTTTTTATCATTAGCTGACTTATTTTCCCATAAACATGGATACCCCATGTCCACAGGTCCTCCACAAATTACACCGTCTATATGACCTTTTATCTCCCCATCTGCGATAGAAAAACCAAATTGTTCGCCTTTTTTGTCTTCTGTTCGCAAATCAAAGTTAGCATTTTTTAACCATTGTGCAACAGAATCTTCTATTTCGTGTCCAAACTGAAATATTCTTAGAGTGTTTGCGCTAAACTCACGACCCTCATCGGCTTCATATCCCATGTATCTGTATTGTATTTTTCTGGAACAAGATTCGCCCAGAGAAGATCCTCCTAAGTAAGTTCTTTTACCTTTCTTTTCGTTGAAATCTATGATGCTTTGATCTACTGCATCTGATATTAACTGTGTTATCTTTTTAGAATGGGGCATCACCGCCCCCTTTCCATGATTTATCCGAGTATTGAAAGTGGATACGAGCAATATATTCTCCATCGTAAAATTCGTCTATGTTAGACGCTAGTTGTATGTTTGATATTATACCAACAACTTCGTCCTCTGACAAATCACGGAGTTTTTTATCCCAGCCTATTTCTGAACAAATTCTAGCAAACCTTTTTAGTGGATGGTTGTCTGACAATCTTCATCTCCTTTAATACAAAAAATAACATCAAATGTAGCTCCAAAGTAATGAATGACTGCCTTGCCACCTATAACCTCATCAAAATCATTGAACGTACCCATGATAGCCTCATGAACATACTCCATCATTTCTTCTCTACAACAATCGAGATCTATAGGCACAAACATCTTTCCATATCTTTCACCATCTGGATTTACTAAGAATAGAGTGTAGTCAACTCTAATGCTTGCCATTATCCTCCTCCCCAAGTAATGCTGCATATCCTGGTATGTCTATTATACTATCTAAATGTTTAGGAGAATGTATTAATCTTGCTACCTTGACTAATATCAAACATATATAGACTTGCCATACCATTACCTTAAATCCAAAAACCACTGACCATAACTCTGCTATTCTTTTGTGATTGTCATGAGCATCGCCATAGTCTTTAGCTCTGTTACCATTAATTAACTTCATGGCATTTTTTAATATCTCATCTCGTTTCATGTTTCTCTCCTATAATTATAATTCTTCTGTCTATTTGCTCTTTGTTCCAAACATAGTTTAACCAACATGCTGCTTTGTATTTGTTCCAACTAAAATCTATTGGCTTAACATCAACACCATAACGTCTTAACATCTCCGTTTGTTTTTGTGTCACAGCTTCATTTAACCATCTTTTACCTTTCTTAGCGGCATCACTGTCCTCAATCTGTCTTAGAAAGTCATCAGCAGACGCAATGGCCTGTTCCTTAGTGCCAACACTAACTACCCTTAACTTGCCCCCTGTGCGCTTTACAAGGGCTATAGAGATATCATCTAAATGTGCAACCATACCAAAGCCATTAAAACCACTGGCACTCATGCAAACACCATTATTAAATAAATCAATCCATCTAAATGGTGATCTATCCATAAGATCAACCTCTGTCATAACAAAGTCTTCTAATGATTCTCGCTCTTCTTTGCCAAACTCATGGCCACAGATAGGACATTCACGAGAAGATAGTGGCACTTCTGAATTACAACTAGGACACAGTTTAACAGGAGCTTCTCCTGATCTCGTAGATTCTGCACCATCAAGATTAACACCCTCATCGAGTGATCCGTGTGTCAATACACTTGTACCAAAGTCTAAAACCACACAATTTTTTTTGATTACATCTGGATGTTCTTCTGGATCTATTGTTCGTAACCCACGACCAATCATTTGCACCATTGTAGATTTGTATGAACATGGTCTTGTAAGCACAATACAACTTACAGGTGGTGCATCAAATCCCTCTGTAAGAACAGCGACATTAACAACAACCTGGACATCTCCATGTTCTAAATCATGTAGTATTTGTTTTCGCTCTTCTGTTGGTGTTTCACCAGTGACAATCTCTGCTCTTACATTAGATCTACGATACTCATCACAAACATCTTGAGCGTGGACAACTGTAGAACAGAAAACAACCGTCTTTCTATCACCAGCTTTGTCTTGCCACTCTTCTACAATCTTTTGATTGATAGCTCTTTTGTTCATAATCCGCTCAACTTCACCCATATCAAAGTCTGATACAGTTTTACGAACATTTCTTAGATCTTCTCTTACACCTACATCAATGACATAAGTCTTAGGTGGCACAAGAAAACCCTCACGAATAAGAGTTCCTATCTCTATTTGATGTGAGCAATTATTAAATATGCTCTTTAATCCCTTTTTATCTCCACGATTAGGAGTCGCTGTAAATCCAACTATCTCTACAGAATTGTTTGCCTCTCTAACTCTGTTAATAATTCTTTGATATGTATCTGCAATAGCATGATGACTTTCATCAATTACAACCATGTCAACAGGCTTCATGTTATCTAAATTGTTCGGTCTTGAAAGCGTTTGCACCATGCTAAATATAGTTTCTCCAGACCAGTTCTTTTCTGATCCATCTACTACACTTGTCGATATGTTTGGATTTACACGAGTAAACTTCTGTGCATTCTGTCGCACAAGCTCATCTCTGTGTTGTATAATTAATATCCTATCGCCTTTTTTATATCTCTTGCCTACTAATGCAGACAACATAATAGTTTTACCCGCTCCTGTTGGAGCAACAACGATAGTGTTTTTATGTTTATCAAGAGCGATAGACGCATCGTCTACAGCCACTTGTTGATATGGTCTAAGAATCATAATGAAAGCCTTTAAATCTAAAGCCTTTATCATGCAAACATGGTATGCACTGTATGCTTACACCTGGTTTATGTTCAGGCATATCCCTAACACCATATAACCAATCTTGTCTGCCAAGTTTTTTACATTCTTTGCAATAAAACCTTATGTGTGGTGGTTTTTTCTTTGGTTTTTCTTGTGTTTCCATTTGATTACCTTTCACTGCTAGATGAAAGGGTAGCTTTACGGCACTCGTGCTACCCAAACGAGTTCTAGCAGACGAAGGTCAGTCTTGCCGCTAGATATTCAATAAACCTATTTATTAGCCCAAGATGGAGTCACACCATTTTGTGGCTGTTGCACTTGAGGTTGAGATTGCACAGGTGCTGGTGTATTACCATTACCAATATAACCATCTTGATTAACAGTTACTGGTGCAAGCATTTTATTCTTGTCATCATAACCGTTAGTGCCTTTCTCTACTGCAACTTTCATGCAGATCTCCATGCCATTAATGGCTTCAAGGCCAGAAATTTGCCTTAACGTATTCGCTTGTTGCGATACGTCATTAGGCATTAAACCTTTTGCACTATCAATGATACCTCTTAAAGTTCTAAGGCCAATCTCTCTGGAGATTGATACACCACTATTATTTTTCTTATCACCATCAAAGAAGATGTTATGCCAAACTTTACGTTTGTCAAACTCACCACCCATAATCGTAAACTCAACTTCAATCCACTTAGCTGATGAATGCGCTGATTGTCTGAAGATAGCATCTTGTGCTAAATCAGGAATCATAACACCATCCATTTGTGGTTTGATATGAAGCACTGCACGAACAATAGTTCCGTGTGGTATTAAAGAAAAGTCATTGCCCTCATCTGGCACTATATTATTTAAGTCAAGCATTGTTATTTACTCCTTCGTTGCTAGACGTTGGTTGTTTGGCGGGATCAACAAATGTAAGCTCTCTATCAGACTGCTTATGCCCACCACTCATTTTAGTCAGAAGTTTACCCAAGTGTGGCTCTTCTAATACATCAAGTTTACCTGATCTATCTTTAGCTGGATAACCCCACTCATTTAATGTCTGACATACAAAGGCACGATATGTACCTGTGTTCTCATCACCTGTCATGACTGCCATTGTTATAACTTCATCGACAATGCCAGGTAGTTCACGACCAGTTTTCGCTCCCTCTATCTGTAATTCAAAGAGTTTACGACCATAGTCATCTACTTTTTCGTCAAGTATGCCTACGAATACTACATTCTTTTCACGAATATGTTGCAGATGTGTAAGCCAAGCCATCATCTCACGGCCTTGCATACCATAAACAGCACGAGTATCTATAGTGCCATTTCTAGTTCTATTTTCTGGCTGACCCATACAATGCTGAAAACATAATCTACCAGCGACAGTAATACTGTCGATAAATATAGTATCATACTTCTTCATCATTTCGGATGGATCGCCATATTGTTGCACTACATAGTCATAATGCACTTGGCTATAAGATTGATCGTCAGTTAAAGATGGATTGCCACCACCTAAAAAACATGCAAAGTCACGACATTCTGCCCATGTCTTAGGGCGGATAACATCAATTGGCCATCCCTCGATAGCTGCGTCACCTGCCTCTAAGTCCATGAATAATGTAGTATCTGCATCTAAAGTTCGAGCAAGAGTGGTTTTACCCACTCCGCTCTGACCACAAACAACGATCTTATGTCCTTTTTTTTCAGCCATACGTTGTTCGGCTGTTATAATACTTAATGCCATTATTGTATATCCTCCAGTTTAAATGATACACCAGCAAGATCCACAGTTCTATGTGGCTCAAGTAAAGCCTTGATAGCTGGTGGTGCAGATGTATATTTTCTTTCTTCTACAGTAACATGTAATTTACCGTAATGCTTTGCATCATCAGCATTCATTTGAGTATCAAGGGTTGTCATAAGACCAACTTGATCCCACTCTACTTTCTTTCTGAACGTAGCATTAAGTTTAATATCGTTAGATATCATGAAACTAGTAGAACCAAAATCCTTACCAGCTTCTCTAAGTTTATCACGAGCTATGTTACCAAATTTATGCTCGAAAACTTCGTTAATAGTCTGCAAGTCTTTCTTCAAAGACTCTATCTCTTTCTCAAGAGATCTTCGAGATTGTATGAGCTTTTGATCGCTCATCTCGAAATAATCTGTAAATGATGTCATGATTGACCTCCTTGTTTTATTTACGCTAGATACTCTATATATAGCACTAGTTACAACAATGTCAATACTTAAACTATCTTTTTTTATTTTTCTCTTGTAATATATATGATATATCATATATATGATATATAAATTAATTTAACAAAAGGAGTCTAAAATGGGTAACTTAGAGGTTGAGATAGTAGCTCATAAAGAAAAATATATACTTAATGGTTTTCAAAAAGATTTAGTTTCAAAGAGAGAAACCATAAATAAACTTGCACGATTAATTATAGAACATCCAGATTTATATGGATTTAGTATTCCAACAGAGATGGGTGTTGAACTATCTAAAAAGGATGGTAGACAGCGTGCTATGAGAGTATTGGAAGAACACATACGAGAAAATGCTCCAAAAAAATACAAACAAATTAATGCGCCTTTTGAGGCTTATAAAGAATTAAAAATTTTGTCTGTAGAATTGGATAAAACTTTATCTAACACTCTTGTTTTTTTAATAGAGCATTATAATAAAACTAAAAATACAATTCCAGAGTGGGCAGAATAATGAGAAATACTGATGAATATACTAAAGCAAGAGTAAGATCTCACCCTATGCAATGTTGGAATTGTAAAAGATTTGCACCAAAGTTAATAGAAGAACTTAACAGTGAGAAACCTAACGAAAAATATATCGGCAATTTAGAAGTTGTAGGTAAACCAGTAGCTACAGAGTTTAATGGAAAAATGTATTGGCGATATAAGGTATGGACAGGTGAGTATAAAATGAACTTTGGTCATTTTTGTATGCAAAAATGTGCTACTTCATGGGCAAACAAACAAGTTTGGAACATTAAAAAGAAAGGTAAAAAAGGCGATCCTGTCGATGGTAACCACAAATTTGAACAGTTGAAAGAAATGAGAGATAAATTATCTAATCATTTTAATCGACATTAGCGTTTAGATTTAAAAGATAGATGAATGTCTATACCATGTATAGCTTTCATCATCTTTTTTTTTAATTTAAACTCTGGTGTAAGCACACCTTTTGCATCCTCTACAATAAATTTTGAGTTGCCTTCTTCATCTAATAATAAATATGTAAAATCAGCAATGTAATCACATATTTTTTGATCGTTTACTTTTAATTCGTACTTAACTTGTCTTTCTAATTGTTCAACTGCACCAGCTCTTTCCATAGATTTTAATTGACCCCAGCGTTCTGCCTCCCACCTAGAGTCAAACTTTAAACCCATTGCAATGGTTTTTTTTGCGAAATACTTGTTGGGTCTCCCAACTTTTCGAGTTATAATTCTTTTATTATATTTATACATGGGAGTTATTGTAATGGCAGACACAACAAAATTCAAGTCAATTGGTATTGATGTGGACACTTATCATAAACTAAAACGCATTTGTGATGATGAAAGAAGAAACATACGTCAACAAATTAGTCTGTGGGTTGATAAAGACTATGATGATAGATTTAAAGAAGACGATAACGTAACTCGTCTTGGATTAGGCAAACTTAATAATTAAGCTATCTGTTCTTTAATACCTACGGATTCCATTCTTTTTATTAGACGATTAGCTCTATTGGTTACTTGTTTGTGCCATCTACTGTCTTCCATTTGAGTTGCACATTCAAGCCAATCTTTGTCAGCTATAGCTGCACGAAATTTTTTAAAACCAGATAAACGAGATCTGCCCATATTAAACATCATATTGGCACAGATTTTTTGTACCTCATCTGGTAAATCATCAAAGTTATCAAACAACTCTTTGCATTCTGATATTGTTACTTCAATATCTTTTGCAAACAGTTCGTTTACTCTTTCCTCAGATACTTCTGTGCCTACAGGTTTACCATGCTCCTCATCCCACTCAGTTATCAAATGGCCGATGCCGACTGTGGGCAGATTAAGGTGGTCAAGATATACAGAATTGACTTTGCCCTCATCCCTAGAAATTTCTTCTCTTAATTCATCTATGTTCATGGTGTTTGCCTTGCTGCTATTGCTTGATTTATAGGACTAAGACCTAATAACTGTCCTGTTCCTGGTGAATTTACATTGATAGCTCCTAATCCTGAATTGATTGCTGGAGGAGTTACGTTTATTCCTGTTCCTGCTGAAGCTGTAGGTCGAACATTTGTTCGGACTTGATTAGCTGTATTTTCTATTGCAGAGGTAATTCCATAATTGTCTGCTAGTGCTTCTATCTGGTCTGCACCTTCGCTTACGCTCTCTTGAAACATTTGACCAGGTGCTTGTGACATGAAGTTTCTTATAGCCTGTCCTAGTGTCATGGCTCTTTCTGCGTCTGTTTTTGCTGTTCTTACACCGTTTTTATATTGTTTTACTATCTGACTATAGTAAGGAGCGGATGTTAAGAATCTACCAAGAACAGTAAACTTAGCTAACTTGCCTAAATTTTGTAATGGACTAGCTGCAATGTTCGCAGCAACAAGATCACCACCTTCGGCAGTTCTTGCGTTAAACTTTAATATTTTAGCAAACTCTGTCATTTCTTTACCCATTCTGTTTCCGTAAAGAACATTTAGTTTGTCTCCTTTCGATGCCTCTAACATACGATCAGCAAACTTACCGAGCTTCTTACTATCTGTCATGACTGTTTCACCAAAGTCTCTAATAAGGCCATTCATAAAAAACCCTTGTATCTTCTTTATTGATTCCTCATCATTTTGGTTTCTAAAATAAGTGAGTATATCTTGTATGTCTGTAGCTTTTGTTGAGCTATTAGCTATAAGTTCTCCAGCTTCAGTAGCGTTGAGATTACCATTTGCAAGTTTATTTCTTACAGCACTCGCTTGTAAATTACCTAGATTAATTTGAGCGTCTTTAACACTATTTAATAGCCCTCTTAATGTATCACTACCACCTTGATCTATGATGTTTTGAATAACAGTATCATCCATTTTATCTATAGATGTTAATCTTATTTGATTAGCTAAAGCCTTGATACCATTGTATTTATCTGCTCCACCAAACAACACATCACCGCTTGTTCCTAAACTATCAATTGCATCAGCAAACGCTTTACCACTAAATGATTGTGGACTCATTGAATCTATACCTGATTTTGTCAAAGCGTCTTTTACAAAATTGTTCGATAGTTCTTCTCTAAATCTAGTTACATCACCAGGCTTACCAAATTTTTCTAAGACTTTTATGGCCCCCTGTAAAAATTGTGGTCTATTTGGTTTAACTAAATCTCTAAATATTTGAGGATCTACAGCTAAACGTCTTGCATCTCTGTCACTAGTTTTAACAAAATCTTCTAAATTTTTTAATACTGCGTTACCTTGCAATTGTTCGAGTATGTCTTTGCCTTCTTTAAAATCAGCTCTTGCTTTCTTTAATTGTTCTCCAGCTTTAGTAAGTAATGTTGCTTCATCACTGGTTAGTTTTGCGCCTTGAGCAGTAATCTCTAAATTCTCACGGCTCATGATATTGTCTATGTCATCTAAGATAGGTTTTAACACTCTGCCTACAGTTGCATCACCAGACATAATTAAGTCATTTGTAGACTTTCTAGCGTTATACAACTGATTAAAAGATGCTTTATTACCTCTTTGTTTTATCAATGATCTTAAATTATTTAATTGTCCTTTGGCTTCTTCAAAAGATCTACCAGTGGCTCCTTTTAAATTATCTAACGCTGTTAAAACTTTTGGCTGTAAATCTAATACGCTAATAAAGTTTCTTGAACCAAGTTGTTCTCCCATAAGATCGTCAACAGCTTTAAATGTTCTTGTCATATTTCTGTTAAACTTCTCTTGTGCATTTACAAAAAGATCAAATATTTCGTTATCTATATCTGGATTCCTTGTCATGCCAGGACTTGCAAAAGCATTAGCTGTGTCTTCAAATTGTTTTAACACAGCTTTTCTTGCTTCTGATTCTGCTTTTATTAAAGCAGCATTATCCTCTTTTAAACCTTTTAACAAAGCCTCACCAGCCTCGTCTGCTGTGCTAGATCCACTTATTTGTGTAAACTCATCTATCTTCTTAGACATAACTTCGTTGTTTTGTTTTAAACGATCAGAAGTTTTAAATATTTTTTCTCCAATACCTTGCGCTCTTGCAATAACTGATGGCGCACGGATTGCTGATAACGTAGGTAATATACCCATGTCTATTGATTTAGCTGCTGTTTCAAGTTCTTCGGCTGTTAATTCTTTACCAGCTTGTAGTGATTTTTTACCTACACCGAATGCTTTACCTAATAGACCAAACAATCCATCACCAGCGAAACCTATTAACGCTTCTTTTCCTATATCTTTAGCTATATCTTCAGCAGATTGTTTTGATACGCCAGCTCCAGCCTCAATGATTTCTTCTGTACCTTGACCAGCACCAGCACCAATTCCAGCACCTATGGCCGCACCAAGAATAGGTATGGGTATGGCTGCTTGT